GAAGTTCTCGGTCTTTTTGACGTTCTGGTTCAGGCCCTCGGCGACGCCGTTCCCAGTCTGCTTGAACGCGTCTCCGGTCTCGCGCGCGGCCTTCTTAATGATCTCAAGCTCGTCGAGCACCTTTTGCAGCGACGAGCGTACGGAGATCTCGACCGGATCGGCCATCGGCGTTTACCCCTGCTTCACTTCTTTAGCCACTGAAGCTTTTCGCTTACCGCGGCATGGACGACCCACCAGACGACTTGTCCGGACGTCAGTCGCCTCTGGTCAGCAAGGAGAGCGCCAGATTGTGAAGCTGCGAGACCGATAGCTCGGTCAGTCGTAAGGCCAGCACCTCCGGGTCTGGCGCACTTTTTTTTAGCGCGTCGATCAGCGCGTCAAGATCCGCGGGGTCCATCTTTTCGAGTTCTGGGTTCACGCGGTCGCAGTGGGCGACGTACTGCTTGAAGAGGACTTGAAGCTCATCCGGCGTCATGTGATCCATGACGAGGTCGGTGATCTGCGCGTCATTCGCCCCGACGTCGGACGTCGACGCGAGCTTGAGCGTCTCCTTCGCGATGAGCGAGTTCTCGGTCAGGCGGGAACGAAGATTCTCCGGGACACGCGCGAGCGTCTCGGAGACGTTGCCGACGACCTGGACGTTCTCGGAGATCGAGAGGGGTCGGACGCGCAACTTGAAGCGCCTGAGCGTGACCGTGAAGAAGTAGTCGACGCCGAGGCGCATCTCGTTGAGCTGTGGTATGTCCGCCGTCCTGATCGCCAAGTCCTAGGTCCTTCTTACAGCGAGAGGTTGAACAGCGACGAGTTGCCGGTCGCGTCCGAAAGCTTGATCGCGCCGAAGTTGAAGGTCGTCTTGACCTCCTGCCCGACGCCCGACGAGTTGTCGTCGTTGTCCTTCAGGAATAGGCCCGTCGCCACGTACTGGTCGACGCCGACGACGAACGTGAGCTGCACGTCGTTCGTCTCGTAGTCGATCGTCTCCAGCTTCGGACGCGCGAGTTGGTTCTCGACGGCGATGACCGCGCTGATGTCGATGTCCATGTTGCCTTGGACAAAGCCGCGGTTGAAGTTGTCGGGCGTCATCGACTGGACGGCCTTCCGGTTGTGGTTCTGCTTGAGCGAGGCGCTCTGCAAGTCCACGATCGGGGCGCCGTTCACGCTGATAAAGGCCCGGTCTGCATAACGAGTCGTCATGGTCCTCTCCTAAGGGTTGGCGCCTTACAGCGTGATGACGTCGAACAGGGTGCTCGCCTGGATCTGCGCCGCGATGACGTGCAGGCCAGGGATCACGTTCACCGGCGTCTGAACGTCGAACCGGCTGCGGTCGGACGCGTTGCGCTGGATCACGAAGAACTTCGCGAGCTGCGCGACCGCCTGGAACATGTTTTGATCTTCAAACGACTGGGCGAGGCGGATGATCTCGCCGCTGATGTTGCGAGCCGTCGGCGTGCTCGCTTTCGTCTGCGTGAGGTCCGGCTGACCGAAGCGCGCGGCGAGCGTCTTGCGCCAGTAGTAGAGGACCTGCCAGTCCTGGACGTCGATGTAGCTGTTCACCGGGACCGCGCCGGCGCCGTTCACGGTCAGGCGACCCGTGACGGTGCGGACGAAGGCGACGTCACCGTTCGGGTTCGTCTTGAGGGGCGTCCAGCCCTGGTTAAGGCAGGTCTCGGATTCGAGACTAGCGCCGACCGTCGGATAGTCGGCCGGGTTAGTCGAGGCGGTGACGCCGCCGACCACCACGCTATCGAGCGGGTTAAAGGGCACCGAGTTCGACGCGTACTCGGCCGCAGCCGCAGCCGCGAGTTCGGCGAGCGAGTACGGGTTGAGGCCCGTCGTATCGCGGTGCCAAACGCCGCTGAGGAACTGCGTGTCCATCTTGAACAGCGTCGAGGGGTCAGCGTTCCGCGCGGCGCCGACGCCGATCGTCCCGTACTGCTGCATCTGAGTCCGCGATGCGCCCGAGAGGGTCGCGGCGAGGTTCTTCATGATCGCGCGGACGGTCGCGTTCGCGCTGAGGTCATACGGGCTCGTGATGAAGTCGAGTTGGCCCTGACGCTGGAGGATCGCGTTCTGAGCCGCCATGGCGATGGACGCGTCGGCGCTGTCCAGTGGCATGACGAGAAGGGGCGGGAAGTTCGAGTTGCTGATGTCGGCGTTCGCATTGATCGCCGCGCGGACGGCCTTGGCAGCCTCCGATCCAACGCCGAACTTCGTATCGGCCTCGGCGCCGCCGGCGACCGGATCGCCCGAGTTGTTGATCGTGACTATCGTGTTGGTCCCGGTCGCTCCGCTCGCAGCGTGGGCGATGATTAGGACGACCGCGACGGCGGGCGGGGTCGAGGTCGACGCCTGCTCGACGATCTCGATGGGATCACCAGGGGTCTTTTGGATGCCGATGTTCGTGAGCGCCATGTTCCCATATCTCCCTAGTGGTTAAGTTGATTCTAATGCCATGGATGCCTAGATCACAAGCAGGTCGTCGATCCGTCCGATACGAGCACGTAGGTCGTCGTTCCACCGTTGCAAACGCACATGTGATAGGTCGTCGAAAGGAAGATCGTCCCGTCCTGGCCGGCGCTGCACGCGACGGGAGGAGACCCGGCGGCGTACTTCGCGAGCTTCATGTAACCCTCGACGTCGAGCGTCGCGGCCGGCGTATTCGTCATGATGCCGACCTTCAGCGAGGCATCGGTCGAGTCACCGAGGACGATCGCGTCAGACTGCCCGACGATGGCGTTCTCACCGATCGCGGTTGAGTTATTGAAATCACCGGACGCCTTAGCAAGATAGCCAAGGAACGTGTTGCCAGTACCATTGATGATTCCGCTTGTTGAGGAGCCTCGTCCGATAATCGTATTTTGCGCGCCGCCAGTGACGCTCGTACCGGCGTTGTTTCCCACGAAGGTGTTATCGTTACCCGTGGCATTGGAACCGGCGTTATTACCCAGGGCCGTACCTGTTCCACCGCTCACCATGCTCTTTAGGGCATCAAACCCCACGGCGGTATTATTCGATCCGGTCGACGCTGTAAGCGCACCGTATCCGATCGCCGTATTGTTATTGCTCGAAACCATGGCCGCTAACGCGCCAGACCCGAACGCCGTATTTTTAGCGGCCGTATTGACGAGGTTAAGGGTACCGTTTCCGACTGCCGTATTATCTTGCGCCGCAGCGGAGGCCGTCAGATTGCCGGAACTTGGCCCGAAATAAATATTTCGGCCACCTCGCGTCGTTAGGAGAAGTGAACCGGCTTGGTAGATATTCCCGGTCGGGGTGCTCGTCGACGCTGCTATCTGGAGGTTCCCGCCGACGATATCGAGTGATTCCGCCGGGGCGGTCGTCCCGATACCAAGGCGCCCATTCGCGGTGAGGGTCATCTTGGTCGTGATGGCTTGAGGCGTAGAACCTGACGTCGTAACGTCGGCAGTCTGAAAGATGAAATTTCCGGCCGTACCGGCGCCGGTACCGCGCCCGGAGATAAGCGTGAGGCTTCCGGCATTATAGTCGGCTCCGGAACCCTCGTTGCGTAGGGAGACGTACTGGTCAAACGATTGACCCTGCTGTCCCATAACTATCCCGCCTATTTGCATAAGCAGGTTAGACGCGCCGGCGGGAATAAAATCGAGTTGGTTGGTCTCGTAGTTAATCGCGCCCTTTCCGTTCTCGTTGCCGACGCGGAGACCGCCGATCACCGTTAACGGATAGTCCGGGACCGACGTCCCGATACCTAAACGGTGGTTCACCGAGTCGTAGAAGAAGTTAGCATTGTCCTGCGATACGACGGACCCGCCGCCACTGAAGAACACGCTACCGCCGAGGCCTGTAATAGCCGATTGCTTACTGTTAAACGTCACCCAGTCGGCAGACGCGAGATAACCATCGGCGAGCGACGTCGCGGCCGGCATCGCGAGGGTTAGATCAGACGACAGCGCGCCGCCGCCGGTGAGTGGCGCGGTCGTGTTGACCTGGCGACTCTGGAGAAGAAGTGTTCCCGTAGCGGCGGGAAGGGTGAGCGTCCCGCTCGCGATCGCCGAAGCCTGTAAGGCGGTCGACCCGCTACTGGAACCATCGAATACCGCACTCGACGTGAGGGTGACGGTACTCGCCGCGAAGTTCCCCGAGCCGTCCCGGATCACGAGCATCGACGGGGTATCGAGCGCGGTCGCCCCGGCTACAGCCAGGACCGTGGAGTGAACGCTGCTCGCGGTCGATCCGCCTACCGCATTAACGGTAGCCGCGACTGAGCCTAGACCGGAAGCCGATACGTCGCCGGTTAATGCGGAAAGACCTCCGCCGACATAAGGTAGTGACGTCCACGTAGTGGTCCCGTCGCCGATCTTGAGCCGGTTATTATCCAGTTCGAACCCAGCCTCTCCGGCATGAAGGACCGGGTTGTTCGATGTCCAGTTCGCGGCGGTGTCGCGGCGGAGTTGGATGATCGTAAACGGACCGGCGGCGATGGCGATCGCCGACGAGACGAGGACGAGGAAGGCGAGTAGGAAGTTCATGGCTCTAGACATCAGTGTCGAACTCCATCGAGAGGTTCACGGTCTCGTCGTCGTTGAGCCCCTGGATCGTCGTAGCGATCTTCTTCAGATCGGCGAGCGTGCGCTCGAACGGGTCGTCCTTCGTGCGGTTGTCGCTCTCAAGGTAGCTGTCCCAGATCCGGAGGTCGAACTTGAAGTTGACGAGGACGCGGGTGAGGGGGACGAGGTCCTCGCCCCACTCGAAAGCGAGCGCCTTCTCGACGTGGAACCGCTTCCCTAGTTCGTTAAGCGCCGGACAGACGGCGCCGACCGCGTTAAAGAATGAGGTCCTCCGGAACTGCTGGAGGAGCGCGCTCGATACGGTATCCGGGATCTGCTGAAGCTCGGAGCGGCGTATGCTCGGCGGGAAGATGATGTCGAGGATCAGGTCGCCCTCGATAAACCAACTCTCGTACTGCTTATCGTAGGTGTCGTTATAGAGGCGGAGCGCCGGAAGCGACCGCTGCGAGTAGTCCATCCGCTTGTATGGGTCGATGTTCTCGCCGAACAGCGCCTTCCACGACGGGGACTCGCGGAGAAGCGTCGCCGCCTGGACGCAGAGAAACTCGCCCGGCGACGTCAGGAAAAGCGACGTCCCGCGACCTTCTTCGGTCGACGGGAGAACGACCGGCGGCTGGGTCGTGTAGTCGATCCGGTCGACCCTCTCAACCATTGGCGATCTCCGCCAACTTCGAGAGGAAGGCGCCGTCGACCTCGGCCTGGTCCTGGGCGTTCCAGTCCGTGAAGTTACGCGGCGGGATGCGGACCGACTTCACGAAGATGAACTTAACGCCGCCGCCCTTCCCTTCCTTCGCCTTCGCCATTAGTCGGGTCCAGGTCTCGTAAGACCTCTGCGTGACCTTGCTGTGCGGGTTGCGCGCGGCGTGCTTTAGGGCGCGCTCGTGGGCCCGCGCGATCCGGGGACCGAGCGCCTGCGCCTGGATGCCCTTCGCGGCCGGTCCGGCGTTCTTCCCCTGCGGGACGGGGATCTTGAGGGCCTTCGCGTTCTTCGGGCGGAGGACGCCGCCGGGCATCTTCGTCGTACCGTCGTTCATCATCCGGGCATAGAGGAGCTTCGTCCCGACGATGATCTCGTCCCCCGTGAAGCGGACGATCCCGTCGGCGGCCGGAGACCCCTTCGGATTGTGCGGGGCGATCGACCGGCGAAGGGCGCCGCGGTTGCTGAGGATCTGACCGGAGCGGAAACTAAGACGCGCCCACCGACGATGCCCGTTATACGAACCCTCGTTGTCGAACAGCATCCCGCGGTTCGCCTGGATCTGAGCAGCACAAAAGAGCATGAGCTGAGCCTCATGCCGCTTCACCTTCCCGCGCCAGTCGGGGAACTTGAAGTCGATCTCTAGCAATCTTCCTCCCATAGCCACTTGCCGTCGTTATGGTCCCAGCCCGGCGGGTACCCGTTCCAGAAGTTCTCGGCCGGGTTGTTGATCTGATGGTTCGGGTAGCCGTGAGATGCGCTTCCGCTCGCGACGATCACCGACCCGGCGAAGCCGTCGTCGGCGAGTTTGTTGAACCAGTTGAGGCTTAGGTCGACGAGCGGCGGATACGCCCACCCGGCGGCGTCCTGGCCGCGGTCCTTCTTCTTCGCGAGAAGTTGGGCGACGGTCGCGTCGTATCGCTCCTTGAGTTCCTTCTTGTAGTTGTCGCCGTTCGTCGCCGTTCCGCGACCGAAGTCAGTTTCGAGCACGCGGATCACGCCTTGGAGTTCGCAGAGCGTCCGAAGGACCTCGCGCGTCGGGCGAGAGGGAAGCTCCGCGAACGGCCTGCCGTCGGCCGTGACGAACGGCGTCGCGTACCTCGGCGAGAGATCCTGCTCGACCTGGCCCTCGGCCTCGTTAATGAGGCGTTCGAGCAGGGGGATGGGCATCCGGTTCTCGTCCTCGACGTTCCGCGTAAACCGGACCTTGCCGATCAAGCGGAGGATCACGTCGTCGTTACGGATGTAGAGGCCCATTTACCGTCTCGCTTAAGTAAAACGGGGGAGCCCTTTCAAGCCCCCCCGTCTTGGGTCCACGTAACTAGAAGATCAGGCGACGCGCTGGGCGCGCTTCACGACGTTCCGCGTCGCCGTCGGGGTCGAGCGCTCGCCGGAGAACGAATACTGACCGGGGAACTCGCGGTCGCAATACTCCTTCGCGACATCCTCGTCGACCGTGACCTCGGTCCCGGGCTGGACGACGGAGAAGTCGATCGTGCCGTTCGGCAGGACGCCGTTCGGAACGCGGATCGGGCACAGGGCGCGGATCTTCACCGGTTTGCTGATCTTGAGCGGCTTGACCATGTGGGTCGGCGCGTCAGATAGCGACTGCTTGAGCTGAGCGTTCTCCGCTTCGAGGGCGCGGACGCGCGCCTCAAGGGGACTCGGCTCATCTTTCTTCGGTTCGACCACTTCGGGTTCTCCCTGTGAAGGTGGAAGTTAGGGGCCGGGGTCCTGGTCATCACCCCGGCGCTCCCCAACTAAAGCTTAGGCGACGTAACTCGGGGCGGCCGTCACGAGCGGCGCCGGATACTGACTCGGTGCGACGTTCGCCGTCAGGACGTCGAAGGCGCGATCGAGCTTGACGCCGCCGTAGACGCCCGCGACGAGGTCGAGGTACGGGTTCGACGGACCGCCCTTCGTGCCGGGGGCGGTGTTGTCGTCGACGACCAGGAACTTGCCGAAGCCAGGCTGGTCGATCGAACCGGACGCGAGGTGGACGCCCTGGACGAACTCGCCGATCTTGTCGTTGCCCGGAAGCGAGCACTCGAAGAAGATCTGGCCATCCGGGATGAAGTAGATGGCGTCCGAGACCGTGAGCTGACCGGCGGCGCTCGTCCCGCCCGTCGACGTCGGCTGACCGGCGGCGTTGCTCTCCGTCTGATACCAGCCCTTATAGACCTCGACCGGCGGAAGGCCCGGAATGAGGAACTGGAGGGCCTTGTTGATGTCGAACTCGGTCAGGGCCGGGTTCGCACCGTAGGACGTCAGGTACGCCCGGGTGTTCGAATTGTCGAGGATGAAGCGCGCCGTGTTCGGGTTCATCACGAGCTTCGTGATGACGTACTTACGGAACGCGGCGAGGCCACCCATGACCCAGTACCGCAGGTCGACGATCGGGTTCGCGAGCGCCGACGGGTTCGCATTGACGCCGTCGACCGTCCACGCGGCGCCGATCGGCTGCGCGTTGTTCTTCGACGGGATGCCGAAGCTGATCGTGTTCCCGAAGAACGTGAAGCCGCCGTTGAAGATCGTCTGCCACCGTTGCAGCTCGATCCTCGCTTCGAGGCGACGGTTGAGGCGGTCGATGTCGAGATCCATGTACTGCTGAATCCCGCGGACGTTGCGACCGTTGTCGCCGATCTTGCGGAGATAGAGGATCTTCCGCTCGTCGTAGTGGATCGCCTCTTTGTACGCCGGCGGCTTATACTCTTGCACCCGGGTACCGAAGCTCTGGATGTACTTCGGGTTCGTGCCGACGCCGTGCTCGCTCGTCGTCCCGCCGCTCGCCTCGATCACCTCAGTGATGATCGTCTCGACCGGCATGGCGACCGACGGGAGGTACTTCGACCCCATGTAGGTCGAAGGATCGTTGACGACCTCGCG